TTAGTAGTATATTTACATTTTTATTTGATTCATATACTGGTACTGTTTGGATATGTTCTGGTAAATATGGTGCATCTGATACTAGATATTCATCTAAGGCAGCAGATTCATATACTTCAGTGTAATCAGTTTTACCTGTTCTCTGTAAAGTAGTCTCGTATAAACCTGACTTACCAAAGTTTAATTTAATTCTATGTATAATAAGAGATGAATTGACATCAGATTTAGTTTGCTGACCTTGTGTTTTAGTCATGTATAATGTAGGAAATGCTACTGAATACTCATATAAATAACCTATATAGAATGTACCAGTAGACCAATCTCCAGGTACTGTAAAGTCATCTGTGTTAGTTACAGTGCATTGAGCGTAACGTCCTACTCTAGTAGCACCAGTATCTATATCAACTAATACTAATGCACCATTAGGTGAGGTCACTTGATCTATCCAGTCTGACTGGTTAGCAAATGTAGTTAGCTTTGTAGTAGCACTATAAGACCCATTACCTACAGTAGTCCAGTTATCTAAATGTATTAGATAGTTAGATGTATCTGATCCTACAGTTTCATCAATACTAGGATCTGTATCCTGTTGCATTAAATTTATCTTCTGTAAGAAATTATCTGTATCTAAAAGATAGTACTCATCATCTACAATAAAGTGATACTTAATTGGATTATTTAGTTTCCATTTAAACCAAGCTTGCTGTTTCCTTTCTTCACCATAAGCAAAATATTTGAATCCATATACAATATCTGAATTAGTTTTACCAAATAGTACTAAAGAATTTTCTCTAGAATTTGTAAGTAGATCTATATTTTTTTCTAATAGTGTAGGTACAATTTTACTGGTTTCTCCAACCATAGGTTCTTGCTCCCTTTGTACGCTAACCATTTCATTGAAACGACTATACTTACCTGAGTTATCAATATAACCTACAGTAGTTCCTAAAGAAATAGGAGGTAAATTTTTATTATAATTATATGTAGATATACTTCTCAGTTTAGCTGTATCTGGATTTAATATCTCTGCATCAGAAGATAGTAAGAACTGTTGGTTAGTACTAAAGACTGCTAACCCAGCAGCTACTTCTATACCATCATATAAATCAGAAGGAAATGAAGAGCTACAAGATATATCTATAGGATCTACAGCACTAACTGCTAAAGCTGTTTTAGCAAAGAAAGCTGGTGTACCTAATTCTCCAGGTCTAGATAATATAACATTTTCACCTGATAGTAAAGCTAATCTATTACGGAAAAATAATACTCGATTTATTTTAGAAGAACCATCAGCAAAAGAAGGTAATGCATTAGTATTATCATCACCTACATTACGATCTGCCCATGTATATTTCTTAACTAAGAAGTCTCCGTCTGCTTGACGTTGTAATACATGAGGCATAGTAGTAGCATCTAAGCTCTTTACTATACCTGGAGCTGCACATTCTACCCATGCACCTGGTCCATCAAGACCATCATTACCTTCAAATTTAAGATAGAAATCATCATCATTTGAATCTCTAGAGTTAGCTATTTTAACTATATAACCATCTCTACATTGTACAGGTAAGTCTTCAATACTATTTACCTGATCTTGCATTACTCTCATAAGATCCTGATCAACTACTTCAACACTAAAAGCTGAAGTAGAATGCAGATAGATACCATTACCTATTATTTTATAACTTACACCTGTGCCTGATAATTCTGTAGTAATTCCTCCTAATATTGTATCAACAGTTACAGCAGTATCTGCATCAAATGGTGTAGGAGCTGGACGAATAATCCCATTCACACCTCCATTAATTGTACCTTTAACTGCTACAGTTTCATCATCTTCAACTTCAATTGTATATGTAGCTTTAGTAGTACTGTCGCCAGATGCTCCTCCCCCTTTAGAATGAGTTAATGTTACTGTTGTTGTATCACCATCTGCCCAACCTTCTCCACCATGTAATAGTGATACGTTTCTATTATAGGAACAAGAGTAAATATTAGATGGACTAGATTCATTATCATCGTTAGATGTTAATTGACCTTGCTGACCTAAAGTTGTAATACGGAATATCAGATTCTTTTTACTTCCACTAGTTACACTAAATACTTGAGTACCTATACCAGGACATGTACCTGTATTCTGACCTTCAGCTAAAGTATCAGAAGCTATTTTTAATCTAGTAGCTCTAGTTAGATTAGTAGCAGTTTCATCAGCATATATATTTAAACCATATTGCCTACCATTTTCTGTTCTTAATAGTTCTAGAAAAGCAAAGTGTGTATGTTCTCTAGCAGTTGTAGTACCTGTAGTACCTACAGTTTCAGTTCTATTATTTAAGAATGTAGTATCATTAATAGTTAATGCTTGTAAGTCTTCTGTAGCTGTAGCGCTACTAGGAGTTAAGTATCCTGTGATAGATGTATGATCAGAGTTACCTCCACTATAAGCACTGTTATCTGTATGATACCATACATTCTTTTCAGTACCATCATTACAACTCCACATTCTAACCTTACCGTCACTAGCTATCTGTCCTATATAAGAACCTTCTGTCTCATCTCTAAAGTAATGAAACCAAGAACCGTTAGATTGTACGTTAGCTAATGGTGTAGATCCTATACGTTTAGATCCAGGTCTTTTATATAATCCTTCTATTGCATCAGGTACAGCATTAACTATATCTTTTACTTGACCTGGAAACTTCTTTAGATCTGGCTGTTGTGATATACCAGCAAAGTAGTTATCTATTGTTTGAGTTACTGATGCCATTATCTTCCTAACGACCTCCAAGGTTGATATGCATTGTATGTACTATCTTCAGGTAGACCAAACATAGTATGGTTCCCTTGGTTACATTCATACTCTATAACTGCAGCTCTAGCTAATGATTCTTGTTGTGCTAAGAGTTGAGCTAGTTGAGGATTACCTACTAACTGTGTAGCAGCTCTAACTGCTGATTTATATATTATATATCTTTTAAATACTTCAGGTAGATCTTCATAGCTAAGTAACTTAACTATATCTAAATCAATACCGTCTGTTAATTCATCCCAATCATCTGTGTGATCATACTTATCATATAAGTAACCACTTCTTTTTACTACATCGTAGTTTCTTTTAGACCAACCATCAGTGACATCCATCTTTAGAATATCATTACCAATAGCTATTTTTTTTACACCACCTACATCTTGAGGTGTATATTTAACATGTCTTTCTGTATTGAAGTGCCAGCCTTCAGACTGTACATCAACATTAGAATCTCTAAGTAAATTATATATAAACCCTACCTCTGGATTAGTCTTATTAATACTTGTTATAGGGGATTGACCAATAGCTCCCAAGATAGCATTTACAGCGGAGAGTTCGGTCTCGTTATCAATTGTCGTGGAAGCCATAAAATTATATAAAAAAAAGGGGAGCGTTAACTCCCCGTATGTACATTAACCGAATGCAGCAGGCTTTGTAGCTGTTCCACAGAACAACTCAACAGCAGCAGCAGGGTTTAGATAGTCGGCGCCCATTGCGAGCCTTCCTAATATAACATCTCCTTGGTAGATGACTGATACATCTCCAGATGTTACTTGGACTTGAGGTCCAATTGCTTCAACAACACCAGCGGCTTCTTTCTGGAAGATAAGTCCACAAGAGTTGTTGAACTTAGCTTCTTGTCCGTAGTCGTTTACTGTGTCATTGTGCTGATCACCCATAGCATTACCAACGAATGAACCTGTGTTACCAGGATCAGTTGTACCAGGAGCAGTAGCAGATGCAGAACCATACTTAGTACCAAACTTACCAAAGAACGGAATGTTCATTGACTTGTAAATCTTGATACCAGCAATCTCATAAACGCCTCTACCTGATTGTAGTGCATCTCCTTGCTCGTCTCTGTTTACTAAGTAAGCACCAATACCAGAACCATCTAGTCCTTTTATAAGTGCATAGTATTGACGTGGGTTGATAACCGCAACACGACCTTCGGTACTCACACCCTTTTCGTCTAGTGCACTTGCAGCATCATAGAATGCAGTCACTAGATCATCAGGATCATAAGCTTCAGCACCTGAGTTAGTTGCTGAACCTACTTGAATCTGAGTACCACCTGGTTCAACAAAGTTAGTCTTTGTTACAGGACTTGCTTTACGTGCAGCCTTTGTGATTGCACGGAAGATTCTACGGTCATAGTTCTCAGCTAGAGCATAACCAATCTTCTTAGATATTTCTCCTCTCAAATCATAATGAGACAGAACTTCGTCTAGCTCGTATACGAATGCTGAACTAATAAGTAGGTCATCTACTGTAATAGTTTTCTCAGCTA